AGGGCTTGAGTATTAAACTTTTTAGTAACAATAACCTCTGATCCAGCCCAAAGATCTACGCCGTCTGGTCTTATAGCTTGAACTCTCATGCCTACTCTAACACAAGGAACTATGTTATTAGTAGTAGTGCTAGCTCTATCATATATAGATATGTAAGGTAAACCTTTAATTCTATTTGTAGAAGGCATAGCTGTATCTGCAGCAAATCTAACTTCATAAACGTCTGTAACGACACCAACAGTTTCTCCTTCGTAATCTTTGTCTACACTTGGTGAATACTCTGTTATGATGTCAGATCTAACGCCTGTATATCTTGGATAAATTACTTCTTGGCCTGACCATAAAGTTCCAGAGTAACTTCCATTTTCAGAAAGCTCTGAAGCTTTGTGTACAAAGTTGTATATCTTAGAGTTGTTGTTATCTACTTTAGATCCAATAGTAATAGCTAAAGATTCATTTAGAAGCGAAGAATTTAAGCCGTTCACCGTATAATCGTAAAGCGAGTAATCAGTTGGAAAGTCAAAGACGTAGTTTGAATTTGATTGAGTAGATAAAACGTTACCTCTTATGTTCTGTGCACTACCAACGTCTGAGTCTTCGGAAGTAGATACTTGTATATTTAAAGCATCTCTATATTCACCATTAGGGATTATTCTCTCATCAAGATCTTTATTCATTTTACCCTTGAGAAAGCTTCTTTTTAACTCTGCCATTTACTAGTGTTTTATATGTTTAGACTGACCTCTGAATACTTGAGTTATTTCCTCAAGCTTGATGTTGGACAATCTAAGTTTAGCTATTCGTTTAGAAGCGAAAGCTTCTTTTTTATACCTTCTAACTATATACTCAGGCGTGTTAGCTCTTGTAGCTAGTACAGCGTGAGCAATGTATTTGTACATAGCTTCTTCCGCAAATTTATGAACTTGCATTTCAGCGTCCGTACCTAAACTATCACTTATATATTTAAGTGTTATAGTAAGTCCACTGATATTTGAACTAAAATGTATTTTACCTTTTAATTCGTCAATATAAAAAGAACCATTAGTCTGAGCAAACTGTGGATCTATACCATATCTTTGACCAATGTTGTAATCTACGATGTCATCATCATAGTCAAAGTCGTCTTGATTATTTTCAGAAGGAGTGTGAGTTTTATAAGCTTCCCATGTATCTGAATCTGAAGTTTGTATTTCATCACTATCTAAAGTGTAGCTACCGTCAGTGCCTTGAGTTATAGCTTCAGGATTACTAGTTTTAGATATAGGATATATTATATGCTCAATACCAGCCGAGTCTTTCCAGGATAACTTTACATAGTTAACGTAATCTTGAGGTAATGGCATTTGAAGAGTAGCAGGTACTTCTATTTCTTGAGACTTTGTAGATTTAAAAGTATCAAAGCTAAATTCTTGTAAAGCTCTAGCAGCGTGAAACGCTACGTCTGTTCTTTTTATTTTAGATATGATTTTGTCTTCGCCAACATAAGCAATAACAAAGTTAGATATAACGTCGTCTAGTGAAGTAAATTGATAGTTACCATATTGAGTATCGTCAGCAGTGTTTTGAGTGTTATCAGCGCCTTGATAATAATTACCTGATGTACCTTGAACTAATCCCATTTGTTATTGTTTTTCTTGTTGAGTGTCTTTAACTTCTTCAGTGGCTGCAGTTTGGTAAAGGTTAGGGTCTTTCATCATTATTCCTGCTAACTGTAGTATTCTATTAACTAAGTTAGTTTCTTCAGAAGCATGAAGCTCAAAGTCTGTAGTATAACTAGCGCTGCTATTATGCAAAGCATTACCTAATACAACATTGTAACCCCATTTAGCTGTAGCTGGTTTTCTTATGTAGTTAACGGCCACATTTGAAGTAATAGCAGTCGCACTAGTCTTGCTTATAGCAGAATATACGTCTACTCCAGTTGATTTTTGTACAAACACAGGCCTAGCAGCTGTTACCAATGGTAATGGAGACAGTCTGTACTCGTGCATTTCTTTTTTAGTTATTTTTTGAGCAGGATATATATTGCTAGATCCGTCAGTGTAGTATATACTACTTATTCTATAAAGATCTGTTGGTAGAGTAACACCAGATGTAACTGTGCCTCCATGAGTTTCAAACTCAGCTATCTTCTCTTCTAATACATGTAGCATGTCAGCGTGACCTGTATCGTTACCATGAATACGGCTAAATTGATTTAGATCGTAGAAGTATTCGTCGAAGATATTCATCTGCGCTTGATTAGCGAACAGATTAAATTCCTGTGGCGTAATATAGCCTCTTTGTTCTTTGTTAGCTATTGCTAAAACTCTTTGATATACCGTGTCTATACTTACTGCCATTTTTTATATTTTTATTATAGACGTTGAGCCACCTGCTTTAGATGGCCCAACTTCTATAAATAATCACTTAGTTTAGTCGCTTTTCAATGTTGGAGTATATCTCCATACCTTCATCTGTTTTAAACCAAGCAGCTAAAGCAGAATATGGGTGTTCATCAAAAGGAACTGTCATTAGTTTTCTATCGTTAGATCCCCATAAAAAGGTTCTTTGATCTTGAGATAGCTTTAGTATACCCATTTCAGTGGCTTTAATACCAAAGTTTCTAAGAACTACATTTTCATCATTAACTAGTTCTAATAGTAGTCTAGGGTTTCTTTTAGCGTAAAGTAGCAAATCTCTTTTAAGTTCTTTAGAACTCATGCTAGAGACCTTAGTACCTAACTCAACTCGCATTACAGCTTCAGCCATGTCAATGTCTAAGTTCATAGCCGTATTTAAAGCTTCTACCTCCATTTCTAACCAGTCTATTTCTTGAGCAGCTATAACTTGAGGCTTTAGCTCTTCATAAATAAAGTCGTTGTGTGGGTGGTATAACGACAGAAGTTTTTGAAGTGTAACCTTGTTCTTAGGTACAAACAAAACTCCATTTCTAAATATTATATGCGAAAGTCTTTGATCGCCTTTCATTTCGTCTACAAAAGAAGTTGTTTGATTTTCACAGTATTTAATCTCTCTTTCGTAACCTTTTTCTTCGTCGAAGTAATAAATACCTGCAGACTTAATAGATCTACTTAATGGAGTTTTTCCATTTTTAAGTAAATAAGTTCTATCTTTTATCTCCCAAGTAGGTTTGCTAGGTTCTGGATTAGCCTTAGGCTTATCGATAACCGCTTCAACTATTTTATTAGTAGGTTTTTCTTGTGGTTGCTCTACTTCAACCTTTTTTGTTTGCTTTTTAGCCATAATATAATATAATAAAAATTAATAAAAAAAAAGATCGAGAGCCGAAGCTCCCGACCTTAGTAATAATGTGATTAGTTCAACAACATGAAGTTGTTAGCACCTTGAGTAACTAAACATCTTTCAGATAAGAAGTTAACTTGCATAGCATCTAAATCAGATGTAGCAGCTCCTACAGATCCAGTGATCCAAGTCTTCATCTTACGAGATTCAGTTTGTGAAGCACGGAAACGCACGTGTAAGAAAGGACGTTTGAGGTTCTTTCCTAATTGCTCATCATACACTGAAGATACACCAGCTGGGATAATAACCCCACGAATGTCTTCACCAGCAGTAGCAGCGGCGTTGATTCCTCCACGAGTAGCTAAATCATTAAGATATTTCCAGTCAGACTTGTAGAAGTCATAAGAACCTCTTCTGAATCCAGAAAATCCTAAGTTTAATGCCATATCTTCAGAGTTGTCAAATACACCGTAAGATGTACCACCAGCACCGTAAGAGTTCATAGAAGCTAACATATCGTCAATAGCCAAGCTAGTAGCACGGTTAACGAATAACATGTTTTCTTCAATAGCACCGTTCTTGTCAAATTCAGCTAATATAGCGTCGAATTCAGCTAAGTCAGTAGCAGCGTTAACGCCAGTAACACCAGAAGACTGGTGACCTCTAGACTTGATAGCAGCGAATAAACCTTCAGTACCAACTAAACCGTTCGCACCACCTAAGATAGTAGAATCATTATGCGCTTTTTCAGACTCAATCATACTCATTTCAGTATAATCCATGAATCTTGAACGAGTTTCACCTTCAGCTTTTAGGTACCATAAGTAACCTGCTTGTCCGTCTTCACCAGAAACTTCAACCCAACCGATTTGAGATGCATCAGAACCTGATACTTCGTAGTAATCTTTTAAGATGATTGGCTTGTTAGTAAAAGAAGTGAAGTTAGGCTTGTTAGCTCTACCACCATTATAAGCAGTTCCTTTTGAATGCTCAGAACCAAAAACCATTAATGTACAAGTGTTGTCACCGTCTACAAAATTCATATCACTTAAATGAGCTCCGCCATAAGGTAAAGCTGTAATAAGTTTAGAACCAGCAGCAGCTACAGTTACTAAAGCAGTAACAGTTTGACCACCACCTGCAATTAATACTTGGTCACCAACTCTAACACCGTGATCAGTAGTTCTAGCTACACCATCAATATCTTTTTCAATATTAATTTGACTAGCGGATGCATCGTGAATATCCACTTCGTAAGATAAGTGTAACCTACCTTGCTCTGACCAAATAACTTGATCAGCTGACATAGCTTCTTCAGCACCAACTTGACCTAAGAAACCAGAGATAGTACGCTTTCCGTAAACTTCAGCTTCTGCTTCCATTAAGTCTGGAAGGTATTGTTGTGCCCATCCATTTGTTTGAATGTCTAAATAATTGTCCGATAAAGTCTGCTGTAATGGAGCAGCTTGAAAGGACGTTCTTGCAGTAATTGCCATAATAAATCGTTTTTAAAGTTAAATTATTTTCTTTTTTTAATTTTAAACTTAAAATCGCTAGAATCTTGGCCTAACACTTTGAACTTTACTCCACCGACCTCGGTCTGTCCATGGGACTGCCTTGGCGTCATGCTGACATTTTTGCTCTTAGCAACACTGTCTTTTAATGCATCAGCTTTTCCTTGATCATAAAAGTGCTTAGCGATAGCGTCTGGATTCATTGCTGTAAATAAAGATTTATGATAACCCTTAGCATCTGACATCGTATTATCTTCGTTCAAAAACTTTTTGACAAAGTTGTTAATGTCGCTTTGAGTTGTTTTAACCTCTTCAGCATTCTTCACGTTGAACCTATACTTCTTTTCACCGACGTTGTATTCAAAACCTTTGAACTTGTCGTTAAAGACTTCATTAGTCTTCTTATTGAACTTAAGTTTAGCTTCAGTTGCTACCTTTTCAGTCTCTTTCGATTCTTCGTTATATCTGTTAAAGAAGTCCATTGCTTTCTTCGCCTCCGGCGTTAGCTTTGAACCAGCTTTAACTTCATCGTAATATTTAGACTTTTGCCCGTCTAAGTAGGCCTTTGCGCTGGCAACTTGCTCTTTTAGCGCTAGCTTTTTTCTCTTAATATCTTTTTCATCATCAACATCTTCATCGAAGTCAAATTGATCCTCTATTAAGAAATCTATTTCATCAACCGACAAATGCGGCTTTGTTCTTTTATAATATTCAGTTAAAGCACTTAGGTTGTCAAACTCAGAGTAATCTTTATTTAAGTTAACGTAGTCTTCTAACGTACCACCAGTTTCATCCATAAAGTCTACAACTTTTTGAATATTCTCTGGTAATGGCGTACCTGTAGCTTCTGCCTCAGCTATAGAGTCTTCTAAATCAACTTGATTTTCAGCTACAACCTCTTCTGTAACCTCTTCTTCAGTTATCTCTTCTAACGCCGGCTGTTCTTCAACAACCTCTTCTTTAACTTCTTCTACAGCTTCAACTTCCTCAACAGTAGCTTCTTCTGCAACTTCTTCCTCTACTTTCTCTTCTTCAGATACAGGAGGTTTACTAAGGTCAACCTTAATAATATTATCATCTTCTGCACTTTCGAATTTACTCATATCAACTTTTGTGACGTTGTCGTCTTGTTCATTAATTTCTTCCATAATAAAATAATATATAAATTAGTAATCAATTAGGTTAAAATCCACCTAAGTCAAATCCACCAAGTAGATCATTACCTGATGACTCGAACTTTTTAGGTGAACCACCTGTCTTTCTTTGATCTATAAGCTCACTTTGTTGTGAAGCTTGTATTTTTGTTCTTTCGTCTTTTCTATCTTCTTTTTCTTTTTCTCTACTCTTTGCACCTTCAACCTCAGCTTGCTTTAGTTGCATGTTCATCTGAAACTCCATTTGCATTAACTGCTTTTTAAGTTCAGCTTCTTGCTGCATTTTCTGCATATCAAGTTGAGATTTAACTTGCGCCATTTGAGCTTCCATTTGAGTTATAGCTTGTTGCTTTTGAACATCTGCCTGTGCAGCAGCTTGAGCAGCCTGAGTATTAGACTGAGTTTGCATTTGTATATTCTCTCGCTGTATCTCTCTATCTCTCTCTTGCTTTTCTTTTCTACGTATTTTAAGAAGTTGATTTGCTAAACTTACGTTCCTTATTTCTCGAAGATCAATAGCGTCTTCTAAGTCTATATTCTGCTGTTGTAAAGCTTGTTGTATGTTGTTCTCTAACTTAGCTTTTTCTTCTTCGTCAGGAGCAAGCTCTAAGAATATACCGAAATCATACAAGTGTAACTCAGACATTTCTTCAAGTGTAGCTACGTTGTGAGCGCCTATTGCTTGAATGAAAGCATCTTTAGTAGGAGAATATTCTATTACATCTGATATTCTAAGTGATAAACACTCGGCTGTTTCAGCGGTTAAGTAAAGACCAGCTTGAAGTATGTGTCTAGTTGCGGTATTACTATTTGCTGCAGCCAACTTCTGAATACCAACTAAAGCGTTAGAATCTGGAGTACTACCGTCTCTAGCTTCATTAAGCCCAGTCGTATCTCTTATCATTTGCATATAGTAGTTGTAAGTACCAATTAAGCTTTGCATTTTAGCACCACCACTACCAGACGATATTTGTTGAATAGGTACTTTGCCTGGATTCATATCCCCGAGCTCATTCATTGATCTACCAATAACAGAACCTGTTTGGAAGAACATGTTTAAAGCTTCTTGTGGATTATAGTTTGTCCCATTACCTAAATCTATTTCAGCTAAACCGTCAGCGTCTAAATAAACTCCATCCGGTACAAGTCTTGACATTACTTGCTGTAGTTTTAAGTGTGTCAACTGGATCATG